ACTAATATCTTGGGAACATGTTGGGCATTCCTCATTAATTTCATAGAATTTTGCATCTTTTGCCACCGTAGTCATCTGTTGCTTAAATTGTGCAGTATACTGTATAAGAGCTTGTTTCTTATTATTAAGAGTATTGAGCTCATTTTCAATTGGACTTTGCTTTGATTCTACAAATGCAGAAAGTGTTGTATTTTTTTGCTGTAATTCTGTAATCTCAGATTGATATTTGGCGATGTCTTCTTTCTTCTTTGAAATATTTTGACCGATTAAATCATTCACATCACGAATGTATTTTCTTTGTCCGTCAATTTTTGTCTTTACGATATCAATGTCGTAATTAATATTACCAATCTTCTCTTTTAAAAGGGTGTTTCTTTCTTTCAAGAGAATATTCATCTTAGAGAATACATTAATATCGAGTAGATCTTCGATCACTTCTCTTCTGTGCCCACCAGGTAGCTGCATAAATGGAATAAATGAGGAGCTACCAAGTACGACTACCTGGTGGAATGACTTATGATTTAACTTCAAGATATTCTGTTCGAGAATCTTTTGATATTCTTTGGCATGAGACGACTGATTAATCATCGTACCATTTTTCCAAATTTCAAAGATACCCGGTTTGATGCCGCGACATACCTTAAATTGATTACCACCAATAGCAAATTCTACCTCAACCAAACAGCCTTTGTTATTGATTGAGTTTATAAGTTGCATCTTATTAATATTTCTGTGTGCTTTACCAAATAGGCCAAAGGAAAGAGCATCGAGCATGGTAGACTTACCAGCACCGTTTTGACCGACTACAAGAGTGGTCTTACTGTTATTCAATTGGATTTCGGTAAAGGTATTTCCAGACGATAGGAAATTCTTATAACGAAGAGTTTTAAATATAATCATGCAAATTCCAGAGCCTGTGCTTCGGTCATGAGTTCACGTACTTGAATCTTAATCTTGTCTTTATCAAGATCTGTATCAACAGCATCAATATAGCTGTCAACGATCTCATGAGTATCATCAAAATTAATCTTCTCATCTTCAATATTTTCACCAAGAAATTCTTGAAAGTTCTCAGCAATTTTTAGTTCATGAATATTCCTTGCCTGAATACGATCAATGAACCGATCAAAAGTAAAAATATCTGACTTATTTACAACGACAACCTTGACAAGTTTGCCATCTAAGTTTTCGACATTATAGTTATTATAATCTATTTTCTCGTCATTGTACACAATTTTTTCAAATAAAGTGTAGGGATTTCTAATTTTTTCTACTTCGCGAGTTTCAGTATCGATGACATGAAAATATTTTGGATCATGTGCATCTGACCAGAAAAACTCTAATTGAGAACCAAGATACCATACATTATCCTGTCGAGAACCCACGTGGAAATGGCCCGTCATGACGAGTTCAAATTTCTCAAACACTTTATGATCCATGCCATGAGTATTCTTGACACCTCGCATGAGTTCGAATCCGTTCAATTCGAGGTGACCGCCGAGCCAATCAGCTTTACACTCTCGAATGAACTTCATCGATGACTCATAGTTTTCAGGATTGATCCAAGGGAGAAGTGCAATCTTTAATGAACCATATTCCATTACACGAGGTTCCATTACAATATGGATTTCGTTCATAAAATGACCAAGACATTCTTTGAGTGAATTGAGATCATTTGTATTCTTATAGTATGTGTCATGATTTCCTGGAATAATATCCATCTTCATACCAAGCTGGCGAAGAGGATCCAGAAAATGTTTACGATTATGATTTAATGCTTTAAAGTTAACGAATTTTCTGTGGTCGTAATAATCCCCGAGGTGTAGGATTTGCTCGATCCCGTTTTCCTGACAGTAAGGAAAAAAGACTTTCGAATAAAAATCTGCCGAGTTGTTGAGAAATATTTCGGAAGAGTTACGTATACCACAATGCGTGTCATTGAGAACTGCTACCTTCACTGTAGAAACTCCGATAAATCTGAATCAGCTTTTACACTACGTTTACGTTTTTGCTTTTCTTCTTTCGCCAATTCCTTGACTTCAGTATCTACATATCTTACCTTTTCAATACGATCACGAAGTGTATCAACAAATGCACCAACAACCTGTTGAGACATATCATCGCCAAATTCATTGTCAAGAAAAACAGATATATCTGCCTTCGATAGATATTTTAATTTAATGTCTTGTTGCTTCTTTTCTTTTGCAATTCTCCGTAGAAATGCGTACCAAGTAATTTGAGTGAAATAAGCAAAAGCATTCGGTTTTCCTGTTCTTGTTGCTGCTTCAAGATTATAGTTCTCAATAGCCTTAAGACAATTTTCAACTGCATCCATGACCATCTCTTCGCGATATGTGTAGCGAATAAAATTGGATTTGTGAGACAAACCCTCAGCAATTCGTAAGAAACAGCTGGCAATATAGTCAGGTACTATGGGAAGTTGTTGTTCGTTTTTCTTGGCTTCTTGTACTGTTGTAACATAGTCGACAACAGCCTGTGAGAATTCCGCATTATTTACGTAATGTATACTAGCGCGTTTAGTTCTTGCCATATCGCTTCCTTTCATATTATAGTTTATTATATACTAGTCAATCACATATGTACATAGTATAATTTTATTTTTAGAGGAAAATTTAAGTGTGTACTTTTCTGCCAAACATGTTATAATAAACTATAAAGTTTTCCGGGAGGCAGTAGTACTCATTTCCCGTCAAGGGTCTTGTATTGCCATTCATCTGTATGTCCGACTGACCATTTAGGTTCGGTCTCTACTCGATAGTTTTGAGTACATACTTTAAAATCAGGTTGTTTAAGATCAGCAGGTGTTAAACTTGCGTCTTTCCAAATTACTCTATTGTTAGGTTGAGCAGCAAATTGTCCATTATCCAATTGAATGATATTAAAGCTTTTATGCTCAGGGTCATGTTCACTGAAGTTTATGTCTATACGAGATTTGTCTGGATGTGCATTATCGATTGTGAAGAGATACTCACCTGGGTGCATATTCCGATCTTTGCCGAAAAATTCACACCGACTTAGTATTGGTTTTTCTATTACGGTGAGATCATAATCAAAGCAATCCCAAAGCTGAAGCACATCAAGAGGAAGGTCACCGTGAGGTCTCTTCCAAACGAAGGCTGACAAAGGAAGCTTATCATAGAGCGCACCGTATTCAGTGAGAAGTGTTTCAAAGTAAAGCGCCTTATACTGAGTTGATTTTACTGAGATCCAAATTCCTGGAGTGTATTCGCCATGTCCCTCTTCAAGGTCATAGAGATATTCTTTTCTAACGTATACATGCTGAGGAGGTAAAGGGTGTACCAAAAAACTCAATGCATTGTCCCTTTCGGAGTAAATTTTATAATGTTACTAGTATCCCCCGAATCATTTCCACTATTTTTCATATTCGAATCTAATTCATCAAACTTTTGTTGTAAAAATGCATCCATCTCTTCTTCTGAAAGTTCTTTCATTTTTTCTTCAATTTCTTGAAAAGTAAGACCAATATCTTTTACTTTATTATATTTATCAACATCAGCCAATGCCGCAGCATAATGTCTCATAACTGTCGGTGACGGTGTTGCTTCTCCAACAATATGAACTGAGTTTAATGCAACTAGGTCAAGTGTATCATCAATAAATGACATCCAAGGTTTTAATGTATAAAAACGAATATTATTTTCCATATCATCTGTGACTACAATTTTCATTGCTCTTCTTACAATAACATCTGCAGTCGATTCACCTTCAGAATCTACTGAAACCAATTCGCAAATCATTTCTTCGCCATTTGTAAGTTTAAATTGTTTAAATTCGCCAGTCATGACTTAATATCCAATTGCACAGTATTATACTCGAATTGTTCTTTTTGGTACATTTTAAGCCTTTCAAATGAATGCAGTAATGAATAGTTTTTTCTATTTTGCCAACTAATATCATCAGATATATCGTAGAGTGTAGTAGTACTACCATCATCTGATTTTCTTAAACCTCTACCTATACTTTGCAATACACGAATCTGAGACTTACTAGGTGAGGCAAAGATAATATTATGTAGGTTCTTAATATTTATTCCTGTACTAAATGTACCGAGTGATGCAACAACAATAGCATCTTTTTGTTTTTCTACAATACTACGAATTGCTTCTCGATCTGTAGCACTCACATCTCCTGACACAAAGAATACCTTTCTGTTTTCATCTACCTTACTATCTATAAGGTCAAATATAGGCTTCCCATGTTTTTCTACATAATTATAGAGAATAAGAGTGTTACCCGTTAAATCTAATGCAAGGTTACGAATAAATTTATTTCTATATTCATTACTTACAATAAAGTCTATTTCTTCTTGGTAAGTTCTTTTACCAAATTCTCTACGTACTTGTTGATCGTACTGTAAGACAATTCTCTTAATCCGTAACTGTGCAAGTGTATCGTTGTCTTGTAATGTTTTTGTAGTGGTGACTCGATATATTTTACCGAATAAACCTTGGAGTACGAGTTCATGTGTTTGAGCTCCATCTAATGTACCTGTTGTTCCGAATCTGTATTCAGCTTCAGATGCTTTGTTCATAATTGACATCAATGATTTTGATTTAAATCCATGACATTCATCGCCAATCACCATACCGAAATGATGAAACCATTGTCTTGGTAGTTTATAGATTGACTGCCATGTAGAAATTACTATTCTCTTTGGAGTATTCTTATCCTTACCGGAATAGATACGATGTACTTCATTCTCTACATCATATCCATAATCTTTAAAATCGCCATACATCTGTTCTACGAGAGATGTAGTTGGTACAATCACGAGTACCATCTTATCACAGTTATCGAGATACCAACGAGTCAGAGCATAGATGATAAGAGATTTACCAGATCCCGTGGGAGATAGCAGAACACCGCGTTTTCGATGAATACCAGTCGATACTGCATCAAACTGATAATCCCGAATAATATATGGCATACCGAGATCTGAGATAAAATTATAGAGTTCTTTCACATCTACTTTATTATAGTCATCTACACGACCATACGGAGAATCATCTACCTTAATAAGATAGTCTCTTTGTTCTGCAAATTGTAGAAGATGTGGATAAAGTCCTGCGGGTAATTCACCTGACATAACTGTAAACAATCGAATCTTTCCATCCCACATTCGATTACGAAATGCAGGCATGTACTTATATCCAGGAACATAGAACGAAAAAAACTCATTCAGTTCTTGTGCAGTGCCACTGTCACATTGAATGTGTAGATTAGCGTGATTTAGTTTCCTGACTCGAATTGTTTCCATTTAATTATGTTTGAGATCGTTTGATGTCGCCAATTAATATTGTTTATAATGTCTGTTAAAGTATCTATAACAGTCTTATAATATTGTATTTTCTCTTCAGATTTCTGAATTTCAGGATCGCTATCATAATAATAATCCAACTCACCTTTAAGTATTTTAAGACCGTTAAAAGGATCAGC